ATATGCAACTGCGCCAAATACAATCGCATCGGCACTTGAAATACATCTAACTGTAGTTTGTAGCTTCCGAACAATGGTCCAATTGTCGGGTGTGTCAATACATCCGTGGACAAATTAATGTCCATCGTGTCTCCGGGGAGCGCGAGCTCCGTCATAAACGGAACAAGTGTTCCCGGGCTTACTGTGCTCCTCCATGTGTAACTGAGGTTGTGTGTGCTCCTCTCGTATCCATGCATGGTCGCCTTCATCTTCTTTCCGGCTCCGAGTCTTTCCCCACCGATCGTTACGGTCTTACTCATGGCTCTGCCCTTCTTGTATGTTGGTCTTAAATATGTCAATCTGGTTTGGGTCTTGTGGCTTCATCATCATTCGTTCTTGGATTATACTTTCCGTTACCACTACGGATATCACCCGGAACAATAGTTCCCAAGACGAATTGACTACTTCCGTTTCCACATCTTCAAATTTGTCGAATAGTTGTGTGAGGCGGTACTTGCCGAGTGCGAGAAAATATTTCTCGTCCATCTTGACGATGTGGAAGGGTGTGTCCTCTACTGCGGTCACTTCGTGTAGCTGTTCATTCGAGTTCGAGCCGTTGTTGCTGGCTTGGTCGGATGAGCCATTGTACTTCGCGTGTTCCATATCGTTGCCCTTCTCTTATGATGTGGTTTATCTGTTTCCGAATGGTTATCCATTCGGTTGGGGAGTAGTCTAATACTATCTCCCCGGTGTCGGCGTCCACGTACACTATCGTGGAACGCCATTCCATCTTATGGTTTTTCTCTTGCTGTGTCAAGTCTGTCTTTCTGTATCTGTATCCGTTTTTCCATCTCGTAGATATATGCCTTTACGTTTGTCCTGTCGTTGCCGTATCCAAGGCGGTAATTCTTGCGCCTTGCTATAGCTATTGCTGATAGGTAGCCGGGGTCCGTGTCGCCCTGGCTCACCTCTTCTCCGAGGATATAGCGCTTTCCGCTTTCCAACTTGCCTTCCCATATCTGCTCCCTCTGTGCCTCTGTGTATAGCTTCTCCCGGTAATACTTCGGGAGTGCGCTTCTCTGACCGTTCGGTGCAATGTATTGGTCGAACGTCTCTTTTCCTTTCCACCTGTTATTTCCCGCTCGCCGGGTGTGTATGTATCCCTTACCTATTCCCGGCGTTGTCAATATGATTGGCTTATAATGCGGGTGTAGGTGGTCTGTCTTTAGCAAATACTTTGTAACATAGCTTGCCGTTTTTGCGCTTACGTATTTGCCTATCCATACGAAACCGTACTTCCAAGTGGTCTCTATCATCTCCTTGTCTTGTGTCCATATAAATCCGTGTAAATGTAGGTGCTCCGTATTTTCTTGGCCGAGTTCTGTAACGAGCCAATGTTTCACGCTCTTGCCGGTTTTCTTTCTCCATCTCTCAAGGAACCTCCTTGTTGCTATTGTTGCTACGGCGTTGTCCAACTTATAGCCGTAGGTGTTTGGTCTCTTGTCGTGTATGTCATTCACCAGTTCCCGGAGGGACTCGGTGTTCATCGTCAACGTCACGAATTGTGCCGTTGGGTCTGTCTTAAATTCTTCAATTATCCTAATCCTCCATTCGTTGTACCTTTGTTTCTTGCACTCAATACAGTTCCCGCAAGGGATACTTACTGTCATGAGTTTCAAGTTATTAACGGGGGGAATTACCCCCCCGTTTTTCATCGTCGCGGTGTATCGCTTATTCTGGTATTGCCTTGGAAATAGGCACATTAGTCTGTTGCCCTATTTGTTGCTGCGATACTTCCCGCTACTCCTGTCACAATGTTAATCCATTGTTGCATCTGTTTTGCTGTGCTTGTTTCGAACATCGTGCTTCGCTTTGCGAGGTCGTATAGGTTCTGTTTAACAAGCACTTCCTGCTCTCTGTAGTCCAGGGCTTGCCACCCTTGGGCTACATCTTGCCTCATCTTCTCAATTCTCTGTACCGTCTCCTTTATGCCTTGCTGTATTGCTGCTGTCTCTGCTCCTGTCTTAATTAGTCCTGCCTCCTGCATCTTTATTCTCAACTGCTGTTCCACCATCTCCACGTTTCCTATTACTATCTGCGCGGTCTGTGTCCCTTCGGCTACTGCCGCTCTCACCTTCTCAATCGCTGCTTGGTACATCGTCCTCTCTTGCTCTGTCTCAAGGTTCTGCATTTGCTGTTTCATCAGGTCAATCCTTGTCAACTGCTCCTGTGTATCTACTCCTCCCTTCTTGTTGGCTTCTGTGTTCGCAAGGTTCGCTTGCGCTTTCTTTAGTTCTACATCTGCTTGGGTCTGCTGCATCTGCATTGCAAGCTGTACCCCCATCATCTGCTCTCCACCCCCGTGGGGTGCTTGTCCTCCTGTTACGCTCCCCGGTGTAACTGCCACGTGTCCTCCTGCTCCCCCTTGCTTGTACATCAATCCGGGGTTCAATCCTGCTTTCTTCATCTCTTCCATCTGTGCGCTGTAGTTTGTGTCTTTCCACATTTGCAGCGCTGCCTTCTGGTTGTAATCTGTGAGTCTCATGCTTCCGTACATTTGCTGTTCCATTAATCTCTGTTGCTGCTGCATCTGCCTTGCATCATTGGCTTGCGCCATTAGCTGGCCGAGTATCGGCCCGATTATCATATCCTCTGGCCCTCCGGGCATATTTCCTCCTTGTACCTGTATGTGTATGTTTATGGTGCATCCTGCTATTGCCGCCGCGATCGTGGCGGCTGCTGCTGCATCTCTTAGCTTTCGCGCTTGGGCTTCCAAGCGATTACTTCTCCTTTACTTGATAAATAAGTATGCAAGCGCGCCGTTTCGGTCCGTCTCTCTTGCATGTCTCCGGGTTTCCCGGAATCCCTCTTTTCACGCCCCAGCGGGCGTTTTTTGCCCGCCGGGGTGTATCCACTTCTTGCTTTTACTCTTTTCCTTCGCCACCATCTGGTGCCTTTTCTGTGCTCTTTTCGCCCTTTTCTTTTCCATCCGGTCTCAATCCGGACTCTGGGTCCTTATCCCCTTCCTGTTTCGCTTTTGCTGCTCTTTCCTCTCTCCTTGCGAGGTAACTTTTTGCTACCTTTGTCGCTGCTTCTACTGCTATTTCCCATCTATCCGTCCGTATATCTGTGCTCGCCTTTACTCCTTGTTCTCTCGCTGTGTATAACAGCGGTGCCGTTTTCTCTCCTGTGCTCTCGTGTTCATGCATCAATGCTTCAATCTTGCTTTCTAACTTGTCTCCCGGTACTCCTTGGTTAATCTCAATCGTTCCTCTGTGGTAGTGTACGTCAAATCTGTACATCTTCGGTCTCTTGGTTTCCATATCTGTATTCCTTTCATTTTTGCCCTTGGCGGGCTCTATCTGCTTCTGGGTGGTCTCTTTGTACCCCCCCCTTTTTCGTTTCATCTGTGGTTTGCTTTCTCTTTGTGCGCGGGATCTAGTAACGGGCTCCCCTGGGCGATTAGCCCAAGGGAGCCCTTCCCTTGTTTAGAGGTTCGGCATAATCTTCGCCGACATCTTGCGTCTCGCCGTGCTCTGGACGTTAATCTGTACCCAGAAGTTCATGGCGTCTAACCGTGCATCTGCGAAGATGTGGTTAAACTTCATCGGGTCCACGTATGTGGTCAAGTCCCCGATGCTCCACCCGGTCGCCGGGTCGTACTTCGGCTCATATCTGCGGTTGAGTGTCATCCACATCTGTTGTGAGTTCGCAAAGTTCCCGTACGTCCTATCCACGTTGGTCATATAATTTATCCACGCCGGCTGTTTGCCTGCGCTTCGGTATACAACGTCTGGGAGGTTCGGGTCTACTTTGTCGGTTGCTACTGTTCCTTTCGTGTTTAGTGGCTTCACCATGTCCACCCTTGTTTCCCACCAAGCCATTTGGTCTGTAATGAGGTCTTGGTAGCCAATCTGGTCAAGGGCTGGCTTGTGTAGGTCGTTCATCGTTTCGAGTGTGGTGTCCCACTTGTTCCCCTGTGAGTAGTTCACATTGGGTGTCAAGCTGACAATTCCAATTATGTAGCTTGGCTCGTCCACCTTCGCGACGATTTTTCCGCCTTTGTTTTTGTGTCCCGGCCTTCCC